TTGAAAATAGAATGGAACAGACTGTATTTAACCCTGCTCAGATGAAGATTCTTCAAATGATGTCTTATATCAAGACTCCACAGGAATTAGATAATCTTGAAAATGTTCTCTCTCAATACTTTGCAAAGAAGGTTGATGAGGGGATTGATGAGTTGTGCGATAATGGAAGTATAACTCTTGATACCATAGAGAGCTGGGGTAATGAACATTTACGTACTTCTGGCAAATGAGAAAGATTGTTCTTGATACTAATTGCTTATTGATGAGCCTTCCAAGGATAAGCCCTTATCGTAAGATTTGGGATGATTTCTTGAAAGGTAAATTGACCTTGTGCGTTACAAATGAAATTATTGAGGAGTATTTAGAAATCATTGAGCAGAAGACTAATGCAAATATTGCCAGTAATGTTGTGTCTGTGATTCTAAGTCAAAAGAATGTGGAATTCGTAACACCCTATTATAAGTTGCATCTCATTCAAGCTGATGAGGATGACAACAAATTTGTAGATTGTGCTTTTTCTGCTGGTGCAAGTTGTATAGTGAGTAATGATGCTCACTTTAAAATTCTCAATGAGGTTGAATTTCCTCGCATTTTTGTTGTAAATATAAAAGATTTCGTGGAGTTATTATTGCGGAATCAAGGAAATAATCATCTTAATTAATAGTTTAAGATGTCGTAACTATTGATTATAATAAGTAGCAGAAGGAACTCATCTCGTTCTTCTTCAAGTCTTTACGCCCCCTTCGGTTCCCCTCACAAGGGACAGAAACCCCTGCGGGAGGGTCCTTAACCCACTCCCAAGCCCTCGCCCTTTCCAAAAGGGCAAGGGATGTAACCGCTCCTCCTCGTCGCTCGGAACCGCTACGCTCTAAGGTTGGCGGGGCATCAAAGCCCTCGCCAGATTGTACGGGATGGGACCGCATGGGGATAGCAGTTTATAGTTTACAGTTAATAGTTTATAGTTTACGATTGATTTCGTGGTTATTTGATGAGAAGTTGCAGATTTCTTGTGATTTTCTTGGTGGTTTCGAAGAATATGTGTAATTTTGGTGGCTGAATGTTGAACTAGAATAAATAGGAGGAAGAATATTTGGATACTACAAAGTTAACAAGAGAAGAGGCTCTACGCCGTTGGAATGCTTCTAAGGAAAACAAACGTAAAATGGTGGAGAAACTGGAGAACATGGTTCGCAAAAGCTGTCTGGAACGTACTGGTAAAGAACCTATAGGGGTAGAAGTATGGTAGTAGAAAAAATGTCTCTGGCTGTGATTAATGCCAATTCCATAATTCTGATTTTTAAGAATTCGGATGCAAAGGTAAATACTTAATGTGTTGAAAAGCAGTTTTATCATCCATCTAACTATTAATCTTTGTTAATTACACATAGAGATATACCATATATATGAAATATATTATGTATCTTTGCACCAAAGTAGAACCATTTAAATAAATACACTTATGAGTACAGTTTCAGTAACACCTTCTAAAAGAAAGATCATTGACTTAAAAGATGATACTTTTAAGACTCTATCCATTATGGCTATTCAGAAAGGAACCAACCTCAAAAACTATATTGAGGATATACTCAATGGCATAGCCGAAGATTACGAAGACGCAAAGCTCTATGCTAAATTAAGAAAAGAGCAGCCAGAGGGTCTCATCCGTGCCAACAAAGAAGAACAAGAAGATTTTGAAAAGTGGTTAGGCGTATGAATGTCGAATTTTCCAAAGCCTTTGTCAAAGCTTCCAAACGTCTTTCAGGCAAGATACTCGATTCTTTAAGACGTACGATAGTAGAAGTTAAAGCAGCCAAAGGTATTCAAGATATCTCTGACTGCAAGAAACTTGTTGGGTATCGTAATATATATAGAATTCGTTTAGGTGACTATAGAGCACTATTTACTCTAGAAATTGAGTTTTCTGGCGATACTATATTCTTTCAATATCTTGCTCCACGAGGCGAAGCCTATGGTAAAAAGATGAAAACAGAACTTAAACGAATAGACAAAGAATAATTATATTATTCAGTCTCCAATGTATCTCCACCATTAGCATGGCGGTCCCATCAGCAAGTTGCCCCCCGGCGGTCCCATCCCGCAAAAACATGGCGCAGGGCTTTGATGCCCCGTTTTATGTTTAGATCTTGTCTCGTAATAATGCTTCTTTTGTTCACTTTTATAAAGAAAAACTTGCAAATATGGATGAGATTGTCTACTTTTGCAAATGAAAAGGAACGAAATTTGATAGATATGTGTACTTTTAAAAATATAAATAATTAATAATCATTTTTTGTGTCCACTTTGGGGAACTGCTACATATATTATGTAAAAACACCGCAAAGTTAGGAAAATAATTGGAGAAAATCGGAGAAAATCGGGGAAAATCAGAGAATTTCGGGGAAAATCGGAGAATTTTCGAGGAAAATACGCGGAAAATCGGGGAATTTTCAAGGAATTCATTCCTCAACCTCTTGCCGGATGCCCCGTTTTCGCGGTCATTTTCGGTCGTTTTCGCAGTCATTTCCGGTCATTCCTGGATATGATTCCGATTCTTTCCGTTTTCTTTCCGTTTTTATTCCTTTTCATTCCTTTTTATTCCTCCTCCTCAAATCAGCCAGATTTTATGCTCTACAACATGTTTATTGTAGATACTTTGTCAGAGAGGTTGAATGTCTGAAATATTATTGCTATTTTTGCACTTGATATAAACAACAAACTTATGGAAAAAGAAAATATAAATTTTGTTGCCATTGACTTTGAGACAATGACACCCGAGCTGACAAGCGCATGCGCAGTTGGTATGGTACAAGTAGTAAATGGTGTAATCATGCAAAAGTTCTATAGCTTAATTAAGCCATATCCTGATGAGCGTACAGAGCGAAACACATTCGTGCATGGCATTACTGAAGAGATGGTGGAGAATGCACCTACTTGGGATATCGTTTTCCCAGTTCTGAGAAGCTTCGCTCAGAGTGGTTGCATAGTTTGCCATAATGAGGGTACTGAAGCTAATATACTTTCTAGACTAGCTGAAGTTTACAACCTTGACATGCCAGGATATCAGATTATTGATACCATGCGATTATTACCTGGTAATAATTCGTTGAAGAAGATGTGCGAGTTGATGGGAATAGAGATGCACGACCATCATGACGCATTAGCAGATGCAACTGCCTGTGCTGAGATTGTACTGAAAGGTGCAGGCATTGATGTCACACATCATCATTATGAGAAGCCTGACTATAAGGCTCACGAGAGCCTGACTGGAGAAGTCAAACAGCCATTAGCTGATGAAGATGTTGCTAACAAGGATAATCCGTTCTTCCACCAGAAGGTGGTTATCACTGGAGTATTTACGGCTTTTCCTAATAGAGGAAAGCTGGCTTTTAGACTTCGTGACTGCGGTGCTGACATCAATTCATCTATTTCGGCTAAGACTAATATCGTAGTTAAAGGTGAGGGAGCAGGCCCTTCCAAGATGGAAAAGATAAAAAAACTCAATGAGAAAGGAGCTAATATCAGAGTCATCGAGGAGAAAGAGATGGTGGAGATAGTAGAGAAATATGGTATATAAATAAAAAAAATGAGCGGGGAATGAAAATTTCTCGCTTTTTTTTTGGCGGTTCCAAATATTCTTCGTACTTTTGCCAACGGTTACAAGATGATAGTAGTCTATCCGGTAGGGCGACCGTTTCGCCTATGGCTTTTAGCCGCAGGCTTTTTTTATGCCTAGGAAAATTTTTTTTTCTAACTGGGAAAATAGATATGCCCAATACATGGCGGCTGCATGAACCGTAAGATTTGATTTGTCCTCTCGGATAAGCCATCATCTTGTAACCAACGGGGAATGCAGCCGCCACCCTTTTGTAAAATCGGCTGTTAATGGTTACAAGATGATGCAATATGCAGAATTCAATTTTATTAAGTGATGCGCAGGTGAGACCTGCAGGCATCAGCGTAGAGGAGGGCATGAATGCCCTCAAGTGTGAAATCAAGAAGCTCGCCAAGACAAAGAGTGAGACCTTCAGCTATATCTGCGGGGAGACCGTGACCTATGGAGAGGTTGTGCTCACCATGGTTGGTTTCGCAGCTGTGATGGCGATGGTCATGATTGGTGGTTTCATTTTCGGAGGGGAGGTAGCATGATGAAGAAAAGTAGAAACCGCAGAAGACGCACAGCAAAGCTGATAACCAAGGACATCAGCAAGTGCAAATACTTCATAAATATTGGCAAAAAAATGAACGCCCATAAGGTGGAACTCAAATTTCAGAGAGAATACAATACAATACAATGGGTTCTGTTGTTTTCATCGATGATGCGTCACACAAGCAGACTATTATCCGATGGTATGATCATCGCTATTATGCTCTTAGGTATGGAGCTAAAGAGGTTGAGCCATACAATATGACTTTGGTCAAATTGAAAACCATAAACAACGATTAGGTATGAAAAAGAATAAGAAGAAAGTAAAAAGAGATATTCTCTTGCTATATTTCAAACGCCGTCGCATCCGCGATGCGCTCATGAAACGCTACTGGGAGCTTGAGACTAAACGCAAGGAACTGTACAAACTGGTGGAGTACGCCAAGATTCAGTCACGATACTGCGTCAGTCTGGACTGCCACCGAATAGTCGGCAGATACCTCAGAGAACTGGAGCGGGAGGAACTACGTACCTGCAGACTTCAGATCAAATACGACATTTGGGCTTCCAGACTCGGTTACTGGATAGACCTCTATGAGACGGCATTATACCGACAGCACCCAGATGACAATATTTAAGTTTAACCCTTTAAAAAATGAAGATTATGCCAAGAAATACAGAAAAATTCAACAGCGAGCAGTTTGAGCAGGACCTGCTCGACGCTTACTTCCACTTCCGCAGCTGCCTCCCTGTGAAGGCTGAAGAAACCGGTCTTGATTACAAGAAGAGCTTCAAGACCACACAGGACATCGCCACGGAACTTGATGACATGGGCGGTGTCAGTATAGAAACCATCAACCAGTATATGCAGGAGCATGGCTACTATGTTGC